ACCGCAGAGTCTCCAACGGTGACCAGTGCGGCATTATTCCTTGCCGCTTGTATAAGGACCTGGGAGCACCTAGTGTTTGTGGCAGTAAGCTGTTGAGCAGCGGCTCCTGCTAGAGTTTTCTTCAAAAGTTTAAATGCCATACATTCTCCTGTTATGTCCAGTTAGACTAGCACACGCTCAAAGACAACCGACCGGCACAATTCATTTGTCCGGTGGTGCCGTTAGCACACCATATTTGTGGAAAAACTGGGCAGTCTGGCAAGGTATAGTTTGGGATATGGACAGGAAGCGGCGACCAGTGCCACGACCATTCATCGTGTATATGCACCTCACGTATCGTTTCCTTCCCCAATAGCTCGTCCAGCGCGTTCTTCAGTTTGCGTGCTTCGTCAATCGTAAGATCGATCTCACGCTTGCCAATGCACAGTTTTACGGACTTGATTTCTACTCCCTTTTCCATATTAACTCCTTATCTTATTTGCTTTCCATCCGGGCCCAGCAGAACAGGGGGCCGGGCCTCCGAGTCCTGTTTTATATCGCCAATCGGGCGTTGCACCGCTACATCTGAATAACAACCATTACAACGAAACACCAGTCGCCCATCCTGGCTCTTTTCCTTGGCAGCGTATACGCACGCTGAGTTACGCTTGTTGCATAATGGACAGTTAAAAATTGTGTAATCCGAACCGGTCTCTCTTTTTTTTGATATCATCTTGGTTTTGGAATATATCTTCCTAGCCCCCGGTATGCTAATTTGTTCTTTTACGGTTTTGGTAGGATATCCCCCTCCAGAATTTCGTATCTTAATAGCATGTGTCAGCAGGGTTAGTGTCATTTTCCCGACTCTTTCTTTTTTCTCCACCATTCTCTTCTTGCGTCACTCATTTTTTGTATGGTTTCCGGAGAAAGTAGTCCGCGCTTTCTTCCAGTTAGGGCTAAACTGATTAACCTCTTTGTTTCTTCAGAATGATGTTTTCCCAACCAATAAGTGTTTCCTAATGCGTTTTGATTTCCAAGCGCTGCTTTTCTTACTTTATCTTTATGATCTTCTGACATAATATATCCTAAAGCTGGCTTTCTTCCCTTTCTAGCAGCCCTAAGATTTCTATGCCACTCTTCTGAAAACGGAGGCCTCTTTTTACCCCTATGACCACTTGCTATTTTTTCTCTTACCTCTGGAGATGGATTTAATGCCCCGTCTCCGCCATCGGTAGCATTAACAAGGTTGTCAAATCTTTCTCTAAAAAATGCTATCCAGAATCTTTCGGCAATATCTCGATCCTTGTCATCTACCTCTTCTAATACTTTTACCAATGGGGATAGATTTTCTTTTTTCAAAGACTGTATCCAATTTGTTCTATAGCATTTACGCTTGTCCTTTTTATGATCACGGATCCTATTCTTTAAGTTTACAGTTACGCCAACATATCTAGGTTCTTCGGTTTTAGGATCACTTAAAAGATAAACCGTATTCAATATAAAACCTCTCTACATAACAGGACTTGGCGCAGGCTCAGCCGTTGGCCCCTCGGTCAACGCCTGTATCGCCTGCGGCGACACATTGCCGCCACCCGCGGTTCCAGCCATCTTCTGACGCACGGCTTGCATCAGGATGTCCTTTCCTTCGGCTTCCAGGTTCTTCTTACTGCTGTCGATCAGGCCTTCCAGGTCCAGGGCCTTGAATAGGTTCTCGCGGTCCATGTCGCCCATTCTACGTAGGTTGAGCATGAGCATTTGATACGGTACACGCGCGCTTTTCAAAAGCGATCCTGGCTGAACCATAAATCTGAAACTTCTCCAGTGTTCTTCCTTCGGTACACCTGCAGGAACCATCGTTCCGGGCTCAATGTCAAAGTCCTCCCAAGTTTTGCCATCTTCGCCAAGCATCTGTATGCGCCTACCTAACGTGTAGAACTGGTATACATTAGGGATGAACTGAGATCCTATATCTTTGAAGAAAGACTCAATATAACGGACTTTGAGCCTTACAAGAGTTTGCTGCCCCTCTTTCATTTGTTCGAGAGTATCAGCGGCGGGAACTATACCCTTTCTACTTACACTGGATAGGTCTATGAACCCAGCTTGATCAGAAAGCTCCTGTTCTGCCCACTGCAAAACTTGGAAAACAAAACTCGGTAGTTGTGCTGGCTGTGCATACGTAGGTTGAAATACACTACTAGGATTGTAGAAGAGCTTCGCTCCTGGCATATTAGGGTCAAGCGCGCGTTTGGTTGCAAGTCCAAATGCATTGTCTGGAGCGAGAAGTGGTGGATTTACCGCACGCTTTACAGTATCCAAGATCCCTGCGAGGACAGAATTCATCACATCCTGCAGTGGTATTTGATTTCGGAACTCACTGATTCCGGGCCACTGCCACGGCACCCTGTTAAACCGAAGCGCTGCAAAGGGAAATTGTCCGTGCCAAAAAGGATTGGGTCCGTCAAAAAGTGTGATCGGCCCTCCCATTATGATAAGTCTACCGCGTGGATAGAGTCGCGCTCCAGGTTTAACCGCGTATCCATATTCTCGATCAGGATTTCCTACATATACAACCTGATCTGAAGTGTTTCTTTGTTCGTCTCTAATCCAAAATTCCCTATACAGCGCTTGTGGAATCATCGACTCAGTGCTTTGAGATGTTCCCCTACCAAAAAGTCTACGCATCTGTGGGGACAATAATTGTGCAGATCTACCGAGCTGTGTACTAGCTGTTCCAGAGTTACTTCCTTGTGCCAAAAATTGAGAGTACTCTCGATCTGCTGGCACAAAAGAACCTTTTGTAGGATACTTTTCCTTGAACCAAGAAAGCGGTTTTGGCATGCGATAGATCACACCGATAGATTTCTGTAGGTTGTGTCCGGGCCTAATTGGGATCACGTCTAGTGCCCCACACGCAGTCAATTCCATATCTCCTTCGTTTCCATGAAGATCTGGATTCCATGTGAGTCTGGCATACCCGATGCAAAGTGAGGCGTGAATGATGATCATAGCCAGTGTAGTATCGACATCTTCATCCAACATCCACGACTTGATTATTTTATTTAGAATATCAGCGTGACCATCGTAAGACCGATTGTTCGAACGAACCTCAAACGATTGACGAATATCGGTTAAATATGAAACCAATTGTATAAGGTTAATGAACATCCTGTTTGCGATTGGGGAGCTTTTATATGATGGCCTTCTCTCTGTCCATTGAGCCCCGGTAAGGTACCTAATATAGCGGTCCATCGCTACAATCTCTTCGTGCCTTTCCAACTCGTCGCGCGCCTCACTATATACACCTTCACACCAATTTGATACTTTCTTGTCATGATCGCTAATGGGTATGTTGGGTTGTAGGCCTATGTTATCAACGCTATACCAAGCCGGAAGTTCACTGGGCATTTTTTTCAGCCTCTTTTTCTAGTCGTTCGCGTTCTCGCCGTGCGCGCTGAGCAATACGCATGTTTTCTATAACTTCTGGAGATTTTTTTATTCCCATTCTTACGTTACTCAATATTTTCTTAGTCTCTTCTGAATGATTTTTACCGAGCCATCTTTTATTACCAATCAATGAGGCACTCAGGTTTGCCTTGTGCTCATCAGAAAACTCTCTACCAGTTAGAGCTATACTTAATTTATCCTTTGTTTCTTTAGATGTTTTGTGACCTAATGCGTTTTTATTCCCCATCTTTGAAGCAGACATTTTTGTCCTAGACTCAGGAGAGTGCTTGTGCCCAAGACGGTTTTTGTTCCCCATTCTTGCAATGGACATCTTAACTCTAGACTCTGGTGAATTTTTTTACTCCCAGGCGGTTTTTATTTCCAATAGCGTGGGTGTTTCCCATTTGTGACTTGGACATTCTCGCTTTAGTATCTGGTGAATGTCTGTGTCCAAGAAACTTTTTATTCCCCATTTGTGCCCTAGACAACTTTATTCTAGTTTCTTTAGATGGATTTAAAAGTCCTTCTCCGCCGTCTGTTGCATTAACAAGATCTGCTCCGATTTTCCTAAAGAATGCAATCCACCCCTTTTCCGCTTCAACACGAAGACTGTCATCAACAGTGGCTAACATTTCTATCTCCGGACTTAGCCCAATATTCAATATAGATTTAATCCAATTACATCTATGATTTCTATTATTTTCTTTTGTGTGTTGATATAACCTGTCCTTAAGTTTCTGATTAGTAATCCCCACATACCTAATCGCATCCGTCCTGGGATCCTTCAAAGCGTACACAAAACTTGTCATGCGGAATTATCCAAATGATATTTTAACACATGTCTGTCAAGCCCTAAGTCCTGTTTTAAAAATCAGTCTTGGGGGGTGGCCCGTCAGCCAATTTTACCCCGTGATCGCGCTCCAGCTGGGCGAGTTGTCCGGATCCACGCACGGTGACCGGTGTCCCGTCTTCCATGATATTGGTACTCGTAAAATTTTGGAACACCTTCACTGCAGCCAGTGAGTACAACC